GCAGGAGGCTTGATGTTGGCGTCACCCGCGCGGGCCTCCGCAATTATCGAGGTGCCCCAGGCAGAGATAATGCTGCTGTCCAGGTCGGGCAGCGCTCCTGTGGTCAGCACCAGAGAGCCGGTCACGTAGTTAACGGTGCCGCTGCCCTGCCCCGGCTTGCCAATAAGCTGGCCGCGGCCATTATCGGTCAGACGGTACCAGCGCCCGAGAGCACGGTAGTCCACAACTACGGTGCCTGGCGCCGGCAGCGGCTCAAGCTGCGTCAGCCAAACCATGCCTTGATTGTTCTGCGTCACCGCGATCTCATCGGTGAAGCCCTGCATGGGAATGGTGCCAGCGGGCGTCGCGGTGATGGTGACGCTGGTGCTGCCCGCACCGGTGGAGTGAACCAGCGATACTGCACCGGACTGGTAATCGACATTGCCCGCCCAGGGCGTCACAGCGGAGGATGCCAAGCCACCAGTGCCGTCATCCGCCAGCTCGCTGCTGCCGACCAGCACTTTCACACTCCCCACGGCCATGCCCGTGCCCAGGAAGCGGGTTACTGCGACGCCCGCCACGAAGTCGCTGCTGAAATTCAGCGCCAGGCTGTTTGCCGGACCCGAGGGAACATGGCTCAGCGTACCCATGCCTGCCAGCACGTCGCTCACGGCGGTTTCGGCGGTGGAGGTGGGGACGATCGGCACATAGGGTGAGTCGATCTGCACCGACAGATCGCCGGGCTTCCCGACAGCCGTGAGCCGCTTCACGCTGTGGTAGCTGGTGGCGTCGACCACGTTGGTCTCATAGACGCGGGTGCCAGGCTTCGTGGCCGAGTAGCGGATCACCTCCTGCCCGTAGAAGTTGAGCAACAGCGCGTTGACCAGCTCGATCACCAGCACATCCCGCTCGAAGGCGCCCTGGTCATCGGTGAACGTCCGCGTGGTCCGGGAGAGCACATTCTTCACCCGCACGTACTGCTCCCCCGGGTCGCGGCCCGAGGCAGCCGACGTCAGCAGGCTCAAGTTGTCATTGATGTCCGGGCTCGGCGCATCCTTCGTGGTGTAGACCTGGATGGTCATCTGGCCGATGAAGTGATCACCCAGCAGGATGAACCTCGATTCGGTGCCACGGGTGATGTAGCTCTCCACGCGGTTTTTGGCGTCCAGACGCACGTCGCTGTAGGAGCCGGTGGCGAACATGGTCACCGTCACGCGCGGGTCGGACGGCGGGTCGATCAGCACGGCGATCGCATCCTTCAGCACGTCCGGACCCGGGGTGTCCACGTGCACGAACATCTTGCGCAGCGTGGAACGGCCGGTGGTCCGCTCTTCATCGCCGATGTCGGGGAACAGGTTGTTCATGGCCCCGTCGATGATCTCGGCCTGGACCATACGGCCGCCGCCATCAGGGTTGTCGGTCAGGCGTTGCGACTGGCGCATCTTGATATCGGTTGCAAGGATCGTCATTGGTTCAGACCGTCATAAGGCGAAGGGTGATGGAGAAGTAGTCGGCATCGAGCGCCGGCACCGCGAATCGGCAGGGATCAGCTTCGACGGCAGCTCCCTCGGTCCGGCGCCATCGGACCTGGAACGTGCGATCGCCGCCGTTGTGCGCCGGCAGGATCAGCGTCATCGGGGCGACCTGCAGCTGCCCGCTCAGCTCCTGCAGCTGGCGCAGCACATCCAGCTGCACCGGACCGACGTAAGCCTGGCCGTCGCGCGTGGTCTGCATGGTGATCGGCCGACCCGACTGCCGCGCCGACTCCTGCACGATCAGCGCGCCGCTCAGACTGGTGCGCACCTGCTGCCCGATGCGCCAAGCGGTGAACTCATCGGTCCACTGCAGATCCGCCGGCAGCTCGACCCCGGCAAGCACGACCCGGCTCATCGCGCGCCCCTTACCGAGACCGCGCGGCTGCGCTCGATCCTGCGCAGCACGATGGGGGCGACCAGGCCAGCAATGCGCTCGGCCTGCTGGATCTCGGCCGCCGTGGCGCCGGCCACCACTTCCTTGCTGGGAGCCTTCCAATCGATGGTCAGAACCTGTTCTTTGTTGTCGCCGGCCTGGATGCGGGAGGCGTCGGCCCTCGCTTGGGCTTCTGCCTCAGCAAGGGCCGCGCTGCGGCGCTCTTCTGCCGCCTGCTTGGCCGCTCTCTCTTTCTCCAGCCGCTTGGACTCGATCTGGCTCTCCAGCTGCACGATGGCGTCCAGCTCGCTGGAGCCCACCAAGTCGAAGCGCTCGGCCAGTTCCTTCCGCTTGCCGGAGATCTCTTCCATGCCGTCCAGCACCTTCTTCTGTTCCTCGGTGTACTTCGCCAGGTCCTGCCGCTGCTCGAACAGGGCGTTCCAGACATTGGCGAACTGCTGCAAGCCATTCGGGCCGCTCATCTGGGCGAGCAACTCGCGGGTGCGTTCAGAGATCTCGCCCATATTCATCGAGAAGCCCCCGGCGGCGACGGATGCCTTGCTGAGATTCTTGTCGGCGTCTGCAGCCCCCTTAGCTACCTTCTGAACGCCGCCACCAGCTTCCTCCGATTTCTGCTTTACCTCTTGCAGAGCACTCACCACCTTCTTCGCACCATGCTCCACACGGCCCATGGCTGATTCACCCGTGTCGCCAAAGTCACCGATAGCCTGGCGTGTGTCATAAATTGCACCCTGGACGTCCAACTGCGACTGCACCTGGCTCCGACGCCATTCGTCGCTGTCAGCTACCGCAGCCCTGGCCGTGTCGGCGTAGGCGCGGAACGCACGGCGGACGTCCTCAACCGACGCCTTGCCGTTCGCGGCCCCTTTGCGGATGGTCTCGAACGCTTCCCAAGCCGAATCGCGCGCAGCGTTCAGCGACTGCTGGGACTGGATACCCAGACGCTGGAACTCATCGGTCAGCGGATTCAGGCCAGCTTCGATCTCGCGCAGCCTGGCACGCAGCGCCGAGGCTGCACGGGCAGCCGAGTCGAAGCCAACCCGCCCCTGCTCGCCGGCGGCCTGCAGCAGGTTGCCCAGGGTGCGTGCCTCATCCAGCGTGGCGACATTGCCCAGCGCCGCCTTGAAGGCCGCCTCGATCTGGGTGCCCGTAGCCACCGCGTTCTCGGTGACGGCGCCGAAGGCGGCAATGGCATCCCGGCCGGTCTGGGTGAAGCTGACCCCCAGCTGGCCCGAGGCCACGCCGAGCTTGGTCATCGCAGCGAGGAGCGTAGTCTCCAGCACCGCTGCGGCATTCACCGCGGCCTGCGGCAACGAGTCAAATGCCGCCTGGGCAGCGCCCTGGAAGCGGGCCAGCTCTTCACCCGACAGCTGCTGCAGCGTCGCCAGAAGCCCGTCGCGCACATTGCGCTCGGCCGCGCCACCTTGGGTAGCGATGAAGCCCAAGGCCTCGCCCACGGAAGCCAGCGTCGTTGTATCGGCGAAGTTGAGTCCAGAGAACATCTTGCGGATGGACTCATTCGCCAGCTTGGCATTGCTGTCGATGCCTTCGAGCTGCGTTACAACCTGCTGCGCCGCGCCGCCGATACCGTTCTTCATCGCATCGGCTGCCCTCTGGACGCCCGTTCGCAGCGCGGCGAATCCGGTCGATACGTCCAGCAGCTGCTGCGTCACCTGGCCCAGCTGCTGCAACTGCTCCGCCGTTGCCATGCCGGACTTCTGCTGCATCAGCAGGAAGCCTTCCTGAGCGGTCAGGTACTGCTCCAGCCCTGACAGGCGCTTTTCATAGGCCAGCCGCTCAGCCTCACCCAGCTTGGAGACTTCCTCGGCCGACTTGATGACCACGTCACGATAGGCGATGAACTCCAGCGACTGCTGGCGCAGCTGTGTCGCCGAGTCGCGCACCTGGTTGATGTACGCCCGTTGCGCCTCACCGGCACGCTTCAGGGCCGGATCGTGATGCTTCCAGATGTCTTGGGCGACGATCTTGAGCGCATCCAGTCCGCCCATGGCCGCTTCCAGCCCCAACACGGCGACCGTGATGGGGACGGCCTTCGGGAGACCCCGCACCAGCGCGCCGAACCGGCCAATACCACGGCTGCCGCTGGCGACGGCCGCGTTGTTCGCAATCTGGGCATTCGTGGCAGCGATCAGCCCTGCACGCCAGGCGTTCAGCTGAATCAGCGCACCGACGATCTTAAACTGTGCGTAGGCGGCTGCCATCAGTCCGATCACGCGAGCGTGGTCCACCACCCACTGGGTGGTGCCCTTCACCGCCTCGGCCATGGTGATGATGGCCTGCGCGGTCTGTTTGGCCCAGCGCGACAGGCTGCCATCGGCCGCCAGTCGATCCAACGTCGTCAGCAGGGTCGTCAGCTGCCCCTTGAAGTAGGTCAGCACGCCCTGGTCGGCAACTTCCTGCTTCCAATCCTTGTACCGGTCGGTCGCAGCCTTCCACAGGCCAGCGATGGTACCCACCTTCGCTGCCGCCGCCGCGCCGCCGTAGGACTCAGCCAGCAGATCGAGGATGATCCCCTGCGCCTTGGCCACCTGGCCGGTTGCTTCCAGGCTCTTGATCAGCGCCTTCTGGCTGTCATCCAGCGTGAAGCCCTGCTTGCTCAGGCTCTCCATCGCCTTGGACGGCGTTTGCAGGGCCTTGCCCACCGTCTCGGCCGATTGCTCCAGCGACATGCCCAGCCGCTGGGCTTGATCGATGGTGATCTGCATAGCCGCCGGGAACTGCTCGCCCACGATGTTGGTGTAGGACAGCAGGCGCACCTGGGCCGCGCTGATCTGCCCATCATCGAACAGGCCGCTCTGCAGCTGCTGGCGCATGGCAGCCAAGCTCTGCGCGGTGAATTCGCTGGTACGGCCGGTGGCGTGCAGGGCCGCCTCCAGCTGTGCCAGCTCCTGCTCGGCGTCGCTGCCTTCCTTGACGATGGCCTTGATGCCATCGACAACGCGGTTCAGGCCGACAAACGCGATCGCACCAGCGGCCACCGCCTTGAGCCGGCCGAACCAACTGACCGTGCTCTCGGTGGCCGAGGCCAGGTCGCCGCTGCCGGCAGCAGCATCAGCGGCGCGATCGCGGTATTCGGCCAACGACTTCGCCGCCGCCTTGCTGGTGTTGGCCTGCTTGCGGAAAGCGGCCTCACCTTCCTCGATCTGCTGCTTGCGGCGGCGCCCGGCCTCGGCCTCGGCCGCAGCGGCGCGGGCCTGCTCGGTAAGGGCGGCCGCGCTGCGGGTGGCTTCCACACGCAGGCGCTGCTGGTGGTCGGCCAGGTTGGCCGTGTTGACGCCCAGCGCGGAAAGTTCGCTATCAGCCTTGGCAACCGCGTCCCACTGTTCGGTGAGCGCCTTCTGCAGCCGCTCGCCCTCTTTGCGCAGCTCGCGCTGGGCAGCCAGCACCTCACGCGATGGTTTCTCCATCTCGCCGATGCCGAGGCTGAGAGACAGGGCAGCCTGCTGGTTCTCCCCGAACTGCTTTTCCAGTTCTGCAAGGTCGGTCAGCATGCCTTCGAAGGCATCCGCCTTCGCTGCCGCCGCGTTCAGCCCGGTGAGCGAGTCGAGCAGCTTGGAGGCCTGGCCGGCGGTCTCGACCGACACGTCGCCCAGTTCGCCGAACGCCGCGCGCAGGTCGTCTACGCCCTCACGGCCTTGGGTTTCGATGACAACCCGAATTGCTTCTTCCAGCCGATCAGCCATTGGAGCTTCCGTTGATGCGCCACTGGCGGCGCAATTCAGTCACGTAGGTGGTGTGCAGCCGGTCCATCAGCCGACGCCGTGCGGTGAGTGCACGGCTGTTGCCGTCAGCGCCGGAGAGCATCTCGAAGGGGCTGGGCCCGCGAAGGATGCGAACCGGACCGCGGCCGTGGCGCTTCTGCGTGGCACGGTCCCAACTGCGCACGCGGATGGCCTTGCGGCCCTTGATCGTTGCAATGAAGGCGCCGTCGTAGGTTTTCGCTTCGCCAAGGCCGATGCTGGCCGTGGCGCCCTTGGACTTACGGCCGGTCCAGCGGCCACCGAACTCGATCAGCGAGATCTGCCGCGTGCTGGCCCAGATCGCCAGGAAGTGATCCCTGCCGCGCTTGCCCGTGCTGTAGCCCCGCTCACCCGTCTCCACCCGGTATTTCCCACGGAGGGCAGAAGCGCGGATGTTGTAAGAGGCACGGACTTCCTGCGTAGTAGCCGGCCCGGCGCGGCGCTGCAGACCGATGAAAGCTCGCTGCACCGACAGGTCGTAGCGGTTCAACACTTCGCCAGCCAGGTCGGTCAGGCCGTGGAAGCCCTTCGCGCGACGGCCGCTGACGTAGTACTTGAGCAGGTTGTTGGCGCGATTGGATGCCACAAAGCCCTTCCTGATTCATCCCAGGAGGGCGCCACACAGGCGCCCTCCCCTTGCCGAGGTCAACAGCCCGCTCAGTCCGCCGACTGCGCCGCGATCTTGAAGGTGTAGAGATCGGTCTCGCCGGACTGGAAGATCACCGGGCCGGTCAGGGTCACCTGGATCGGCTCATCACTGAACCAGTCCACGTCGCCATCCACGGTCAGGTCGACGTTCGGGATCGTAAGCAGGCCTTCGTCGCCGCTGATGCGGTCCTGCATGTCGCCCAGGATCTGGAAAGACTTGCTGGGCGTGGTGCCGCCGCTGATGGCAGTTTCCAGATAGGCGTCGTACGTGTAGTTGGCGACAACGTTGTTGCCTGCCTGCAGCGCACCGCCGGGCTTCGGGATCAGCAGGCCATGCACCGAGTCGAGGGTGTAGTCGGTGCCTTCCACCAAGTTGTCGGCACCCTTCTTGAAGACCGGCGCGGTGTCGGCCAGCAGGAAGTTGTGCGGCAGCTTGACCGGCGTATCCACGCTGCCCACGGTCACGGATACGTCGGTGGCGGTACCGGCGGCGACCTGGGTGGATACCAAGGTGCCGTACAGCATGCGAGCCAGGATGGCCGTCGGCACTTCCAGTGCAGTGATGGACACGCTGGTAACACCGGGGTTGGAGTCCTTGTGGATGATCTGCTGATAGCGCGCATCGCGGCGCTTGCTCTTGATCTCCACCGAGTCACCGGCTTCGTAGCTGAACGTCAGCGACGACTGTTCCAGCGGCTGGTTACCGAACTTGTCGGCCGGCTCGGGGATGACGGGAATGCGGGCGCCGTTCGCGCCGTGCTCCCAGAAACGCAGATCGCCTGCGAACTTGCGGACTTTGGGCTGTGCCATGGTGTTGCTCCTACGGGTTCGGGTTGGGGACGGGCTCGAAGGTCTCGGTCAGACCAGCCCGCGCGGTGATCTGAGCGACGACGGCGGAATGCCCTGCGTCGTCTTCCAGGGTTGCCATCTGGGTTGAAACCAGCTCGAACGCAGTGACGCCCTTCGGCAGCAGCTTCGGGTTGAAGGTCAATGCACGGATCAAGTCGTGCCTGGCACGGTGCACCAGCAGCCTCGGGTTCTCCCGGCCACTTCCGCGCGGCACTTCGAACTCGATGGTGATTGCCGCGTCGGAGCTGACCTGGGCGCTGCTACCGCCGCTGCGCGAGAGTTGCGGGACCGAGATGACGGTGGCGGGCTCGGACTGGTCCTCGCTCACCTCATCATCGTCCACCACGATCAGGCCGCCGCCGATATCGGTGCGGAATCCGGCCGAGGTACGGATCAGTTTCACGCGATCACGCAGGAACTCGACCAGCTGCCAGGAAAGGGGCTCAGCCAGCTCAGCCACGGCGCACCAACCACCGGCTGCGGGAGCCGTCGTCACTGAGCCTCTTCGCGTTCACGAAGCTCTCGCCATCAACCTCGACGCGATCACCCTGATCCGGATCAACATCGGCTCGCAGATACACGATTTCGACCCGCCCCGCAGCGAACTGCTGCAGATCGCCGATGGTCTCCACATCGCGGTCGATGTAGATCCGTACGCCCGCAGTCACGACGCCGGTCTTCTCCGACCTGACCGTAGCGGTGGAGACCATACCGGCAACTGCCAGCGCGCCATGAATGGTTGCGTCCATCTGACGCAGGAAGTCCCGCTCGCTCACCGGGCACCTCCCGAACACAGCAGCGCATATGCCTGCAGCGCTCTCACCTGGGCGTCGCACTGGGCTGCGGCGCCAACAGCTCGGCCCGCACTTTCAATTCGGTCGTCGGCTCGACCATCAGCGGCGCCGGCGGCAGCGGCGGCTGCGGACAGCTCTGCGGTGGCGACGGACGCTTGCCAACGCTGGTGCAGGCGCTGGTTGCCAGCGCGAAGATCAGCGACGAGGCGATCAGATGCCGTCTGTGCATCGTTCTTTTCCTTTTCGTACTTGGAGGCCAGAGCGTTCGCGGCGGCGGCGCTGCTGCGCTCTGCCTTCAGGGTTTCGGCTGCGGCATTGGCTTCAGCGCGGGCAGCGTCACGCTCAGCTTCCATAGCGTCACGGCTCGACGCGGCCTGGTCGGCCGCACGGTGCGCGATGGAGACCGAGCCGCGCTGCCAGACGACGACGGCTAGCAGCAGGAGGATGGCAACGATGAGGGCGCGGATCATGCGGATTCCACCGGGTCTTCGGGGGGGATGACCGCACCAACACCGCGCATCGCCGCTTCCAGCGACATGATCCGCAAACGCAGCCGGTGGGCCTGCTCCTGCGCGGTCATGCGCAGCTTGATTTCTTCGGTAAGCTTCAAGGTCGTCTGTGCCTGCGACTCTTCCAGCGACTTCACGCGCTGGATGAGCCCATTGAGCAGATCGACATTGGCATCGGTTTCGGTGCGGTCTTTACGACGCGCCAGCAGTGCCGTCCACACCTCCCGGAACAACCAGAGCGCGACGACGCTCCCGGCCGCCCACCAAGGCGCTTGGGCGGTAACGCCGCCGCCGACCATCAGCGCAGCGCCTCGGCTACGCCGGCGTCGATCACATCCGGCCGCCAGTACATGCCGCCGTTTTCGTGCTTAGCGATAGCAGTAGCCAGACGGCTCAGGGTGACCGCGTTGTCCAGGCGGATGACTTCCGAAGGTGCGACGCCCACGGCAGTGGCAACTTGCTGGACGTAGGCACCGGTGTCGTTTTCCACCGGAGGAGCCCAGCGCCCGATGATCTCCTTCACCGTGCGCAGGCCGTGCTTGCGCTGGTAGGTGAGCAGGGTCTTCGCGAGGGCGCGGAACCCCGCCTGCGGGGTCAGGAACACGCAGAAGCGCTGCTCGCGGGCGATAGCCGCAGCGGACCGGTCCTCACCCTGCCACGGCGTGCTGGTGCGGTCGATGTTGCCAGGATTATTGTTGCGTACGCCGCGCGGCGTGCTGGTGGTGCCCATGCGATCCCCCGTTGTCGCTGTGGAAGAACCGGCACCGCTCACGCCACCCGGGCGTATGTGAGCGGTGCCGGCCTGTTGGTTACGCCTTGGAGGCGTTGCCCGGCGTGAGACGCACCTCAGCGGTGGCCTGCCCGGCAGTCCCTGCAGCCCAGGCGAACGCCGCGCCAGTGACATCGCCGGCCGCAGCGGCCGCGGCACTCCCGTCGAAGGCGTTGGCGCTGGCGTCCCACAGCAGCTTCTCGCCCTGCTCAAAGGTCGCAGCCGGCACCTTGGGCACGGTAAAGACGCCACCCAGCGCCACGCTGCCAGTCGCATCCGCGGCAATCGCCACCAGAGCGACACCCAGCTGGTGGCCGATGACCACCACCTGGCCGGAAGCCACGGCCTGCCCGCTGTTGTTGGTCCAGGGGATCACGTCCCCATCGGAAACGAAGTTCTTTGCCATGTCGTTGTGCTCCAGAAGGGTTAGCCGCAGCGCTGCGCGCCGCGGTAGTCGAGGGCGGCCAGGCCGAAGTCCAGGCGAGCCTTCCAGCGCACGCCGTCCACGGTGAAGCCTTCTTCGTAGTCGAGGAACGGCTCAGTGACACCGTCCAGGAAGGCCACCTCGATCACCGGGCACTCGGCGGGATCAGCGAACAGGTACCACTTGTCATCCTTGATCCGCGCGGTGTCCACGATGTCGCGGAACAGGCCCTGCACTGCGTTGGGGCGCTGCAGCTTCCCTTCCGCGTCCGGGTCGTACTCGGCCTTGTTGGTGACGCGTGCGGCGCTGCCGTACTTGGTCGGGCCCAGCCACAGAGCCGGAGTCAGATCCAGTACCTCATTGCCGCCCACATCCTTCTGGCCAGCCAGCTTCACGCGCAGCGCATCCACCGATTCCACGCCCGGCAGCGCCGCAGCCAGGAGGTTGCCGTGATCGGCATGGAACAAAGCCTTGCCGGACTGCAGCTTGGGGTTGCTGGCCAGGAACGCGTAGGCGTCCGCCTCGATGGTGCGCTTGGCCGCGCGGCCGAAGGCCGTTGCCAGTCCGATGAACGCACCCAGGTCATCGTTGATGATGGCCTGGCGGGTCAGGTTGATGATGTTGCCCTTGGTGCCGGCAGTAATCGTGGCCTTCTCGCCATCCGGAATCGTCTTGTTCTTGAACTCACCGGCCTCGGTCAGGGCATCCAGGTTGCCGAGGCTGCCCACGCGGTAGCGAGAATGCTCGCGGAAGTCGCTGACGGTGCCGGTGGCGCACCAGCGTGACCAGGTGTCCGGGGCCACCGCGTAGGCCGACTGGAGCGCCTTGTGCATGGTCGCTTCCAGCAGGATCGGGAAATCGCTGCCGGTCTGGGTGAAGGCGCGCCCCACCAGCTCCAGCTTCGACATGCCATCGGTACGCACGCCACTGCGTTCCAGACTACGTCGGGCGAGGTCCATCAGCGTCAGTCCGCGCACCGGGTTGTCCCCGGTCAGAACGAACGCACGCTTGGTGGTCGGATCGATGACCTGCGCGCGCGACAGCAGCGCGTCAGTGACCGCAGCGCGCTGCAGTTCGCTTTCATCCTGGGTAACGCTGATGCGGTTGATGTTGCCGCCGGCAGCGTTGTCCGCACGCACCAGGCTGTCC